CCCCGGCTTTGAACGCTCCTCTCTGTGATGCAACTTCAACGATGCTCTTTAATGCTGCAAGATCGTTTAGATTTAGATCTGGTGTAGCCGGTGCCTGCGGTGCTTCAGCTACCGGTGCCTGATCTGCTACTTTGTTTTCTTCCGTCATTATTTTCTCCTTAAATATGGACAGGCTAACATAAAATATGTCAGTTCTTTGTGGTCTTCAAATCCTACATAAACTCCAGTTTTTAATTTACCGTCATCTAAGATGTTAGGAAGTTTCTGGATAAAGAATCTTCCGCTAAGTTTATTTCTGATCCACGATTCTATCTCTTCGACATAAAAACTAACTTCACCTAATTTCATTTTATTGAAGTGTGGTGGCGCTGTTTTGATTTTTCGCTGATTCAAAATGTCTAGAATTTTTAGATCATACATGATGAGATATTTACTGTTTAGATTTTTTCTTCAGTGGAATCTTGGCTTAGTCTTTTGCTCAATGCTTTGCTGGCCCCCATCTTTCTTACATCACCTGAAAAAAGATATAATTCGAAAGCAGCTTTTTCTGATAACACAGTGATAAATCTTTTTTCTAGGTAAAACGGAGAATCTAAAAATTGATCTAACCAAATTAAAACCTGTGGACCGATAGTAGTTTCTTTAGGCAATTCTATTTTATAAGTTTTGATGTCTGAATGAGTTTGTATAAAATCCAAGCCAATTTCAGTTAAACGTAAGCCACCTTGTGATTTTTCTCTGGTACTGTACCACCAGACCGATTTGTGTTGCTTGATATTTTCATCAGTGTCTTCGATTCCAGCGGCCTTGAGAAACACAGATGTGAATCTATCCTTGCGATCCATTTTAAATCTTGTCGCCGGCGGTAAGTTTATAAACGGCGAAGTCTGATGTTTTGAATAATTTGTTTAGTTTTTTTGCTAGGTTGTGTGCGTGGCCGGGATTTGAAAAACTAACCTTTTTGTATTTAGGCCCAGGATAACTGGCTAAGAGACTTCCGCTTTTTAAATTGAAAGGCTTTCCTTGATAGAATACTGCCCAGATGGCATCACTTTCAAGTATCTGTTCAATCTTAAAAGTATCTTTGTTCGCATATTCGAGTATCACTTTCGGTTTCGGTCTGCTCATACTATACGTGTTCCTAATAAACCACGTATATATTTATCTTCTTTAGAAACTACCCCCATCGAACTTCACGTCAATTTGAGTAGTTGACTCCTTGATTTGAGACAGCATAGTGTGTATCTCCTGTACTGTTTTGCCCAATTTAGAAGTGAGTATAGCGAGTTCGTTGGTTAGATCTCGAGCTTCTTGTATGCTAATGCGAATTTCTTTTTGTTGACTTCGTTCGGCGGCTACAACTCTAGAAATCAGTTTTTCTACGCTAGGTAAACTGTTTGGAATATTATTTTGAGACATTGGCTAATACCTGTTTCATTTCTATCTCAGTTTTATACGGACCCTTATAGGGATATCTCTGGAGAGTGATCAATTTAGGACAGAATGATTTTACCCAACCTTTGTCAAACTTGATGACATAATAACCTGCACAGTAGAGACTTTTTGAATCACTACTTTTGGTAAACAGAGGAAGTTTTTTACGGATATCAAACATTCCGTTATGTGGACTCGCACTGGTCGGATATCCGTGAATCTCATTAGGATTCGAATCTCTAGCTTCCTTGATAATTTTAGCCACGAAGAAACTTTTACCAAATTGTCGAGTAAGACTTTCTTTATTATCGTAGATTGTAATTCCTAATTCGTTACTCATAACGAACCGGTCGTCGTCGTTCTTTCTTAGAGTAGCGACTTTTTCTCCGTTCTCTTCTACGATCCAAAATTTGTTATCGATGATTGGCTTGGCGTGTATGTCTGTCATGGTTTTCTCCCAACAGGTATCTGTTTTAGATTCACAGGAATCTTCATACTGACAGGCTGTGACTTTCTTTAATATTATATCTTGCATTTAATGGTTCCGCATATGATTGTGCCTGCTCCGATATTTTTTTAAGATCGTAGAGGCCACAGAATTTCATAAGTTTAACTCCCACCTGGCTGATGTTTTTGTCAGCGGTCGTAGCTTCGGCGATAGTGGTAGCGATAATTTCTTTGATGTGATCTGGTTGATAACTGAGATCGATTAGTCTCCTATTTCTCTCATAATCTTCCAGAACTCTATGTTCTTTGCCTTCGTGATCAGTCCAACGTTGTAGCATAAGGTTATTCCACGCGAAGCCTTTTGCGTTCCTGTCCTCAAACGCTTCAGTGAGACCAACTTTCTTGGATGTGCCTTTAGTTCTAACACCTGGATATGCAGAGAAGACATTATCGGAAGTGTCACCACGCATACATTTTTCGAACAATAACCATTCGGGGTTGGGCGCAGGCTTAGGCTCTTTGGTCTTCTTATCAATAACTGGTTTGCCTTTGTCATCAAAGATACCCTCATGGGTGATAACATGTTCCATTACTCCGTTATACTGTCGAACATTAGATGTGATAAGTTGAACGAAATCTGTGTCTGTCGAAATGATAACATGATTGTCGTCTGGATGACTCTGAATCCAGCCTGCGATTAGATCGTCTGCTTCTAACTGCGGGTGTTGTAATACTGTGCAGTTAGTTTTTTCTGTAATGAATTCTTTGAATGTGTCGAAGGCTTCCCAGAACACACGTTCTTCTTCTTGTTCACGTTCATTGTGAGCAGCACGAGCATCTGAACGGTTTCGCTTATATGGCTCGTAAAAGTCTTTTCTCCAGCTTCGGCCCTCTAGGCAGAAGATAACATGGCTGCCGTTAAACTGCTGCCATGCTTTACGAATAGAATTTAGAGTAATGTGAAATGCCATGCCTAGTTTAATATCAGCATCGCCGTTGATTACATGTCTAGCACGAAAAAATGTGTTAGCAGTATCTACTAAAATATAAGTCATTGATTGTTCTTTATAACTTGTTTAACGTCTAAAGATCCTGTGTCAACAGGGCCACCATAATCGCCGTCTACTACTACATTAGCACAGAGTTCTCGGAACCAGCGATCTACGATTTCTTCATCTGGATCGCCTTCAACACCATATCCCTCTTGCTTCAATTTTAGCACAAAATGGTCGTTCCAGTCAAGCTCAAAAAAACCATTTCGAACATTGTCTTGGTTTACATGCGTATTTAATACACCTACCCAGGGTTCTTTCTTGCGAGTAGCTCGATCTTTAGGGGATAATTTGGCTAATTCTTCTTGTTCTTGTGCTAGTTGGGCAGCCTGTTCGGCCTCGATACGTTTAGCTTCTGCTTCTTCTAATGCTTCTTTAGCTTTGATAAGATCCTGTTCAATCTTATCAATACCTAGTAATCGTTTTACTATTTTCATTGTTTTCCCTTTAGATTCCAAATAAGGAATTCTGTTTTTTCTAACCAATAATGTTCAACTACAGGCTCTCCTGGACCAGTGATCCAATTCTCACCGTGATAGGCCATCTTGCCCCAGAGAGGTTTCCCTGTTAGAAAACACTGTTTTGGCAACCAGCAGAACTTTAACTTCCAATATTGCGCTCGCTGTAATCCCCAATCCTCTGATGGGGGAGCTTGCTGTACATCACCGTACATTAGGTGCCCCAAGCATTTTTAAATAACGGAACCTGTAAGCGATCGCTGTAGCGATAGCCCAGTTTCATAGCCAACTCCGCTACCCGCTTATTGTTCATGCTGTAGATATTTTCTACACCACCCACGGGCATGAGATATACAGGACCTTGGAAACCATGCGCACGATAGATGTCTACAGTTTCTTCTGCTTCTTCTGCATCTTCTTCTGTAGCGATAACGAACTTCAAATATGTATAACCATATTCTTCGTACTCGCAGACTACTTCAGGCTTGATGGCTCGTTCACGACTTTCACCCGAACAGCTGAGTTTGGCACTGACAGAGAAAGTGATTGAATCGTGTCCTCTGCCGAGATCTATAGTCCCGTTGTGATGCCATTCTCTGTGCAACCAAGTTTTAAAATCATCTGTAAGTGGTTGAGTACCGTTAGTTTCGAATGTTAGTTCTTTTAACGACTGCATTCTTGGATGGCTCAATAACTCGGGATAGAGAGTTTGCCATTTTAGCAGGGGCTCACCACCTGTAATAACTAGGTGTTCATCGCGCCATTCTTTATAAGGCAAGGTATCTACTACACGATTGGCCACATCATCGATTTCCATAAAAGGACTAAGGTGTTTCATGGCAGGATGCCAAGTGGCATAGCTGTCACACCCTTTTTCTACTAGTGGTAGTTCTTCATAGCTTTTATAAAGATGAATAGTTTTAGCCACTTGATCGGGTTCGTCGGTAAGTTCGCCTTTAGGCATGCCAAAACCGGCACACTTAAAGTTACAGCCAAATGTACGCAAGAAAACAGAAGGCACACCCATATAGCGTCCTTCACCTTGAATGCTGTAAAATATTTCAGAGACTTTTAGTTTTTCCATGTTTACATTATACCTTTTTTAATGAAGTTTGTCAAGTCTTCTTCTTTGACTATACTCCAAGAACCATCTTTGTTATCAATCCAATGCAGATGATCTCCTTCACTCCAACCCGCTTCGTCTAGAAGATCGGGCGGTAATAATATTACGCCGTCATCATCAACGGTTAGCGTCCAACTAGTCATGTTCTGATCATTCTAGTTTGTTGTTCTTCCTGCCGCTGTCTTTCCAATTCCTCGAACAGGATTTTACGGCAGGCTTCTTTGACACTACTAGGAATATCTGGATGCCATTCGGCCATACTGCAATCGTAGACTTTGACGGAATTGGAATTACCAAAGTCGGTAAAGACTAAAATTAAAACAAGAAATATCAATAAAGCAGCCAATGCGATTCTATTGGTCATACTTCCTCGCTGATTAAAATTTTGCACATAAACGCATCTCTTTCGTCGTTAAACAAGAAATGCATGCACTCTGCGCTAACTTCGGTAGTGTACTTTCCCCCAGGCAACCCAAATACTTCTATGATATTAGCACAGGTTTCATTCCACCATGTGTCGCTTTGATTTTGCCAAGGGACAGTGATTGTATTATTTTTCACCGAGATGCTCCATAATAGTTTCAAAAATAATTCTATTTCCTTGAATAGTGTAATGATTTATAGGACCTCTTTCTTTCTTCCATAAATCACTAAAGTCAATATTATTAGATTCGATCACTAGAGATTTGCTTATATCTGTATGCGTTAAACTAATATAAGGAACTTTGTCTAATAGATCTTGTATTCTTTTTCTAACGAGATTATAGATGTCGATCTGGTATTGCTCGTCATAATGATACTTAAACCATCCTTGTGCAGTTTTAAGACTAGGATTGAACCAACTAACTCGATCGCAGACATCATTGGCCAATAGATCACAGTTTTTATGAAATCCTTCTTTGTGAAGGGGATGCGATGGAGTGTGTATCCTACTAGGGCTAGTATGGCTGACAATAACTAGATCGAATTCTGATAGAGACACTGATTCTATCTGTTTTAATATCTTATACTCACCGCAACCTGCTTGGGATAGATTGGTAACATCATGACGATGAGCGAGAAGATTTGACCAACCTAATTTGGTAAACGGCCAAATTGTTGCAAAACTATCTCCCGCTATCAATATTTTTTTCATAATGATTTTAACCAAGATAGGTATCTATCAGCCACAAGATCGTGATATTCTTTGTTATAGTGTTCATTATCTTCTAGATAATATTTGGTATGATCTATGTGTCGTTCTTTGAAAAAACCTTCTACAGTTTTTGTAGCTATTGTAGTGTTTGAAAGATCGCCGTAGTAATTCCAATCTTTGGGATAACGCAATCTATCAGTGAAATTAAATAGATACAACTTTGCTCGATGATCTTCGCAAATTCTATCCCAGGCGTAGACATTCAATAAGAAATCTCTTTTTTCGATAAAACTGTTTAATTCAAAAAACAGTTTTACCTGCATATAATTATGCTTTCGCAGATCTGGTGTTTTAAGACCTTGGGCCACGTCGATATCGATGCCTGGAAATTGATTATAATCGTCTGATAAGGCTTTATTGAATAATTGTAAATTTTCGCCTTGTATGGTCAGGTCACAGTATCTGTCTATAATACCATCGCTGCTTTCCATTTTAGTAGTAAAATGTTCTACAGGAATTACTTCGTCGTTTAGGGTTCCGTCGAACCCTATGGTAAATCTATTGAAAGGTGCTGTACATAGAAACACTTCGTCAATATCGTTGTAACGATCGAACATAGCCTTCATCCAATCGGTATAAACTCGATTGTTCACCCCGGCCATAGAATAAATGGCCACTGGCTTGTTTGCGATTCTAGAATATTCCTCGGCGTAATTATTATCATTCCAATAGGTATAAGAGCCAGGCCCTTGTTTAGTAGGATGGCTCCAATACCCGCAGGTATGGCTATCACCGATGAATAGTGCTCTGCTCATATTACTCTGATTTACCGTTGGTGCAGCTATCTCCCCAAGTTTCTTGGGCACGACGCTTATAGTCTTCTAATTCCCATTCTGCCAGCTTTTCGCGATATTCACCTTCTTCGAGCCCGTGCCACCCGATGCAATCGCCGGTGGGACTACGGCCGCAACCACAAGTTCCTTTTTTAATTTGATCTACTTTTACCTGCATAGTTACTCCTTAAATTTTGTTTTCCTATAATTGCCTTTTTCCGGAATTACATGACGTACTCCGCCGGTGGGATCTTCCATGTCTCCTTTCCGTCTCGGGATAAGATGAACATGAGGCCAAGAGCATGTCTGACCCGCCGCCTCGCCGATGTTTATACCTATGTTAAATCCGTCCCATTCACCCTCTATAAGTTTACGGTTCCCACGACGAATAGCACTGGCAAAGGCATCATTTAACACTGCGAAGTTATTATATTTAGGCACAAACAAAAGATGTCCTTCTGTTACTGGATATCTATCTCGGAAGATTTTTACATGAAAATCTTCGTCTATCAGTTCAGCCCAAGGTGCACCTTTTGAATCGTCGATACAATCTACCTCCCAAGGCACTACTTTCTTTAAGTCATTCATCTTCTAAACTCCTTGGGTTCTTTAGGCAGTGCATCTTCTTTGACGGTAAATTCTCTACCCATCAAACTGCCAAAAAATACACGAGTGTTTTCTTTATAGACCATTCGAAGTTTCACAGTTTGGAAAGCCACTTCTAGAAATGCTCGAGGTTTGTAATTGAGAACGTGGGCTTCGACATCTTTACCGTTGTCTGTGCAGTGTATCTTTATCTTAGCGTCGATCATTTCTTGATCCTTTTAGAATAATCGCAGAGTTTATGATAGCCCATGACATAGCAACCGCAATGCTTGCCTAGGATCCAACGAGCTAGAGCTATTCTTAGTTTAGTCATTTAGTCCACCAATCTTCGAAAGGAAAGTCGATCCATATAGGAGTTTCGGCTTTGTTGATTTCCTCGCCAACATAATCCATCTTTACTTGAGCTTCGCTGGCAAGATTGTCAAACACTGTGGCAAATTTCACATTGTTATTCCATACTTCGGCCCACAACGGATTGTCGGGCAAGCAGCCGCTCTGCCAGTCATTTAAAATCCAATTGATGGTAGCACCAGTGTCGTTGATATCGTCTACAATAAGGATTTTCTTTCGTCCGTCATTAGAACTCATAGGATCGTACATTTCGTAACCGAAGGCATCACTGGCCATCCACAAATTGCTTTCAGTGGCATGTTCACCGCCGTGATCTCTTAGGCTGACTTTGAGTGTTTCGCAAGGTACATTAAAATATTGGCTGATCATTACAGCAGGCAGTAGACCACCTCTGGTAATACCTACCACATAGTCAGGTCGCCAGTTGCTATTAGAAATATCTCTACAAATTTTTCCAACTAACCCTTGGAATTCCTGCCAGTTTACTTTACGCTTTTGCATTTTCTTCCTTGCGATTTTTCATGTACTGCTCGTTCTGCACCCATTGATCGTTGACTAAGAATCCCCACTCTCTCTTTTGAGGGCCCGGCATAAACAATGTCCAAGCAGTAACCCCTTCTTTTAGTTCGATACGATGATAAGAAGTAGGAGAGCAAATACGGAAATGGCCAGGCCCACGCCAATGTCGTACTTCGCACGATTTATTACCTTTTTCATCAAACTGCGGAACCCATTCATAATATCCACCTCGTAAAATCAATGTAGCATAGGGCCATGGATGATCATGAACATCGTCTGGATCGCCC